TTATTGGGTATATCCCAACCATTTTTGCCAGGCTTGTATACCTTATGAAGGTACCACTTATCCTTAATTCTAATACCAGTAACAGATGTTCTAGCCATTTCAGACTCTTTTAAATCAACAACATCCCACCCATTCCACATTAGATTTTTATTCTGTGCAACAATTTTTTCCATTGTGTTTAAACTTTTAATAATCATATTTATACTCCTTAGTATTTAAAGATTCCTACTTCTACATTTTTTAATTCAGCATTTGCAACTAACTTAGACAAAGATTCATTTGGTCTACTTAAATATGCAAAATAGTTTATATGCTCCATATTATCGCTTATCCAAGAGGCTGGAACTTTATAGAACTTAATCTTTCTACCTCTTGCTTTCATTCCTCTTTCAGATAGATTAGAGAATTCTGAAACCATTGAGTTTATTTTTGCAGGGCCAGCAGAGTATATAACAAAATCTGTATCATCTGTTGGCATGCTTGAAAGAGCAACACTCATAGCACGTAAGAAAACATTATAGTCAGAAAACTCTTTAGTGCCCTGAACTGCTACTATCATCAGATCCTCTCCCTTCTCTTAAAGTATCTAATATATCCATCATTTTCTCTATTTCTTTTGTTGACATATCAGTTGTATCCAATGGTTCTATAGTTTCTTCATCAATTCTTCCGTTAATTGAATCTGCAACATAAAAAACATTGTCAACTGTCCAATAGGCTTTGCCCTCATGTACTATCATTTTTACCATATTTTTTTGAGCATGTTTTTTTGATTGTGTGACCATTTCTGGTTTTGTAAACATTTGCTTAGGAATAATATCTTTAATCATTTCATGAATGTTGCTTTGTTTTTTCATTACTCTGTGTATAAGGACATTTCTTTTTCTGTTCACAATATTAATTATAGACCAAGCAGCAACCAATGTCAAGCCGATAATTAATGCATACAAATACATTTTATTCCTAGAGTGGAAGAGTGTTTTCTGAAGTTAAATTGTTTAGTTTAATCTGTAATTTAAGATTTTCTAATTCAAGTTCATTACTCTTATGCCTATAAAAGTTTAAGAGTTGCTTCATTTCTTCAATTTCTATATTATTCATAAATCCCCCTATTTTTTATTTTGTTAAATCAAAACCACTGCCTGACCAAATTTTATTGGCCTTATTTTTTTCTCTTTCTACAATGTTTCTTGACCAAGAAAATCCTGCGTCTCCGCCCCATGCATCCCACATAATTCTTCCATTAGATGGAAATTCTGGGCCATCATAAAAACCTTTACCCTTTTTATCTACTTCGTGTCTAGAAAAAAACGAGTACATTCTTTTAACAGTATCAAGAGACATTGCTCTACCAGCAACAATATCTGTTGCTCTTCCCCAACCTACTGGAGTTCCAGCACCTGTAGCCTTTCCATCTTCTTTCCACTTAAGGGCACGTCGTGCTGCTGCTTTCATGCCAGAATTAGGTGTGTATGTGTCAGCCATTCTTAATTATCCTTTTAGGTTTTTGCATATATGGTCCAAGATCTGCCTTAATAGTTCCATCTTTTCTTAGACGTACCATTCTTCCATTTTTAATTTGTGTTGGATTAAAAGCAAAACTCTTTTTCTTTGCCATTACTTTATAATTCCTCTTGGATCTAATATACTACTATCCCAAATATTTGACTTAGTTGTTTTATCCGCATTCTTATATGTTCCACCACGACGCTTATATTCTTGCACCACCCAAGAGTTAGCAACAGCAGAAGGGTAAACATCAAATTTATCTTTTGCTGCTTGTACAACTGAAGAATAAAGTCTTGGATTTGACGGAGTAGATTCACCATTACGTGGTTCAATCATTCCACCATAATTTGGCTTTTTTGCTTTTCCAATTGCATTGTCATAGGCATCCATGAGATCTGGTTGTGCATTCATATTTGGCATATCTTCAATTGAAATCTCTGGCTCAATTGGAAGTGGATCAATTGGAATATACAAACTCATCATACATGCTGTATATAGTCTTGTTGCTTCCCAAAATCCTTCTTCATCTTGTTCAAATAGTTGAATCATTACTGCAGGATTATCTTCAGTTGCCTCAAGTGTATATTCTCCATCAGGAACACCTAGCATACCCTCACGCATAACGTGAACTACTTGACCAACGTGGAACTCTTCGTCTCCACCATGTGCGGTCATTGCAAAGTCGCCCTCTTTAAGGTTTGGCATAGCCTTTCCTATATTGCCTTCGCTGCGGTTTATAGCATAAATTTGTGCTGCTGCTTCTGCTCTTGAAGTATGGCAACCCATTACTTCATTTGTACCCTCTTTTACTGCGGGGTATCCAGCGCACCCATATGAACCTTTTGCTCCAATGCGGTATGGCATGGTTGTCTCCTAAACTTGTCTAATAAATTGTACCATATCTTATTATTTTAGCAGAAGCCTTTTAATTTCATATAAAGACCACTGTTTTTCTGACGGCAAAGATAGTACTTGCTCGTCTATAAATGCTTTATCTGTTAGGGTAACTATCGGATCTTCACTAAATAGATCAATATCAACAAACCCCATCTCCCAAAATGACATAATTTCAGAATTCACAAAGTCTAGATGCTCCCTATATAATTCTGGCATTGAGTCTTTCATTTTAGGTGTTAAAGAATATAGTTTCTCACCAGTTATATCAGAAGTTCCAGACTCCTCGATAATACCCTTTTCCAAAAAATATTCTACATACTCATCATCAGTCATTATTTAAAAAATTCTCAAGATCTTCTCTTGTTTGTGATCCAATCAATCTACGTATAATTTTCCCATCATCTACCATAATAAAAGTTGGTATGGACTGAATCTCAAACTTTTTAATTAATTCAATATTTGAATCTGCATCTACAATTTGAAATCTTATATTTGCAGATTCACGATTAATATCCTCTACTATTGGCCTTACCTTTTTACATGGATTGCACCAATCTGCTGTAAAATAAAATGCATTCATTAGTAGTCTTTGCCTTTTGCTTTATCTTCAATAAGTTTTTCACGTTCATCAAGAATCTCAATCATAAATGACATCATCTTATCATAGCCAGTTTTATTATCCATAATTTTATTATAGTGGTGACCACAAAAAAACAGTTGTCCAGATATTCCACTAACACGAACCAATGCTTCTGCATTACAGGAGTCGCACCTATCTAGTGGGCTAAGTATCCACTCTTTTTGCTTTACACTTGGGTGATCTTTAGTTGCTGAACTCATAGACATATTATATTACTTCTTTCTGTTATCTGTTGAATAAAACCCAGGACCATTTAAAACTACTCCGAAATTAGAATAAACACGAACCAGTGGTAGAGTGCATACATCACACTCATACCCTGGATCGTCTTCTTTAATTCCACGAACCTTAACAATAGTGCCTTCACAGGTACCACTACATGTATATTCGTATGCTGGCATACTACTTAGCCTTTAGTGCCTTTAGCGTTGCCTGATCAACAACCCCTGTTGCTGAAATGCCAACCTTCTTCTGAAACTCTTGAACAGCCTTTGTAGTACCTGGACCAAACGCACCGTCTGCTTTAATTCCAAGAAGTGTTTGGACATTCTTTACAGCAGGACCCTTTGAACCATTCTTAAGTGGCTTAAAGGCTGCAGGCTTCTTTGCTACTGTCTTTGCAGCAGGTGTTGCAGTAGCAACTACTACACCCTTTGAAAGTAGTGGGGCATTTTCTTCTCCAGCTTACACTGGACGACCCAAACCAACTACTGCATTATGAAGTCCCTTCTTATTCTTTACATATGCACGAGTCTTTTCTACACACATTCCTCCATTGCGCTGATCTCCCTTTGCAGTTCCTGAAGTATTTCCTTCAATAACCTGAATAGTTCCATCGCCATTGTTCTTAATGCATAGGCCAACATGTGAAATACGATTTACGCCATCATCTGGGAAATCAAAGAAGATCCAATCTCCTGGTGTTGGATCATCATTACGAGCATCTGCCCAGCGATCATTTTTCTTAAACCAATCTGATGCTGCAACTGTTGAAGCAGTTTTTGGATACTTTTTTGGATCTAGTCCTGATGTAAATGCACACCATGAAACAAATGATTGGCACCATGGCTGGAAGTTAGCACCAGTCCACTTACCATACTTTGTTTCATTATCTTTTGGACCTTCAATGGTGCCAATTTCTTTCTTGGCAACTTCAATAATCAAGTCCAGTGAACCTTTTACTGACATTTGTTTCTCCTTTATCTATTAACTAAACGTTTTTCTTTGCCAGTCAGTATCTTTATACCCACCAGCCTTTACACTTCTATACTTTTTTAAAGCAATATCCATTCTCAGATCAATGTCTTCATCATTAAGCATTATTATATTAGAAGACCAGTCCTCTCTTTTGAATGGAATAATCTGAACGAATGGAGTTCCTTTTGGCAAGAAAACTTTTTCAAAACCCTTTTTTAGAAAAAATGGTAATAAGCCATTTACGCTCATCTTATCATTATCTATGATACCACTAGTGGTTATAAATGGCAAGTCGTATCTATTTAATGGTGTCACATATAAAGCGCTGTAACCATCTGGAAGAGTCGGAGACCACTTAGGCTCCCAGTCAAAATGATTTGTGTGGCACTCAATTGGGTGAAAGAAATGCTCTATTGGCTGTCTTATTCCAACGAAGTCTTTATATTTTTCATCGTGAACTATAACCTTGGGCAAGCCATCTTCAATATAAAATTCTATGTCGCAGGGTGTAACCATTGAATATCCACTGGACATAGCATCAAAAAATGGTATGCAGTTTTTTACTGTGCTATGAGTTACATGTTCTTCAGATGCATTTTCTATATACTTTGGAAACTTTTTATACCAATCTGGAAGAGTTTTTATTGTAGGAATAGGTGCTTCGTCTATGCTATCTACTCCATGACTAAAATTTAAAAATGTTATATTATTCATAGTTCTCCATATATAAAGTATATACTATGGCAGTTTGTTTGTCAATCTTTGATGTGTTCTTATTCTATGACAATTAGCACAAACGACCTCACACTTTGCAACTTCTTTTTTTATTGCTGCCCACGAAAATCCATCGTGAATCATTCTTGATACATTGTACTTTTTATCTTTTAAGTGATCAAAATCTAAAACTATGTGATTAGACTCTCCACAGTCTACGCAACCACTTGCCTCTTTGATTGCTCTCAGACGGTTTTTGAATTGTTGTTTGTTAAAAACTGCCAATTCTTTCTCTGACATAGATCTTAATTATACACTAAAAATATAATGCCCTACACAGGTATTCCAAGCACTATGGCCCAGGTCATATAAATGGGTAACTAAACCATCTCTAAGGTCCTGTGTAGGGACTTCTTATATTGTACTACTTGATTTTAATTGTTTTAGGCTTTTTTTCCTCTGGAATAATTCTATCTATATTGATATTAAGCATTCCATCCTTAAGATCTGCACCAGTTACTTCCATATATTCTCCAAGAGCAAATGTGCGGGTAAACTTACGACCAGCAATACCCTTGTGAACAATTTCAGCATCTGTTACTTCGACAATTTCTCCCTTGATAATCAGTGTTCCATTATCAACCGAAACATCAATATCTTCCTTTGAAAATCCTGCTACAGCAAGAGATAGTTTGTATGTATCTTCATCTAGTTTAAGAAGATCATATGGAGGATATGACTGCTTGTTTGAGTTATTGTGTACATTATATAAACGCTTCAAATCATTTTCGAAGCCAATAAAAAAGGGATCTTTAAAAAGATCCATTGTGAACTGTGTTACCATTTTATTCCCCTTTCAAGCGAATAAGTTAATGTATCCCCGTAGGCAATACATATATATTATATCACACTCTGGGTTAAACTTCAATAAACCTACCCTCTTCTGCTTCTGGGAAATTTCCAATATTTTTTTTAATTATTTTTGGATTTTTTGATTCTGGGAATAGGTGAATGTAGTCATTCCTAACAAAAAATGCATTAACTCCCTGCGATGTAGTGTGAACAAGGCTATATCCTTTTACATTACCTAACTTTATTAGTGCATTTATTGATGCACCATATCCATTAGTAAAATCCCATGGATGATTGTAGTCTTTTCTTAAAACCTTATTGCCATCAATATCAGCATTATACTCAATAACCACAACTTCTGGAGTCGAAGATATTGATTCCCATACCCAGTAATCATGACTATCTATATCTATTGATAATAGATTTATATTTGGAGAGTACTTGTCAATCAAACCTTGAACATTTTCTGTGGTTACCATTTTGTTTAGTGTGCTTATTTTATTATTAAGTTTATACTTATTGTTTAATATTTCAAAATATTTTTTATCCGACTCTATAAATGTTCCAGACCAGCCCAGAATGCTTGCTAGGAAGTGGCAGTTACATTCTTCTCCATCTTCTACCCCAAATTCAAAAAACACCTTATCTTTATAATCTTTTTTAAAAATTCTACCAATAATTTCCAATATTACACCATCCTCACCAAACTGTGAGTATACTTTAATTTCACACTTATCTAGATCTACGGGTACTCCATGAGATACATGCTTCATGAGCATATTTATATTTTTATTAACCATACCTATCTCCTAATTATATATTGCATCCCCAGAGAGAATTGAACTCTCGTTACCAGATTGAAAATCTGAGGTCCTAACCACTAGACGATGGGGACTTGGAGCGGATGATCAGAATCGAACTGACCCCTTCTGCTTGGAAGGCAGAGGCACTACCAATATGCAACATCCGCATTGCTGGGCTGGTAGGCCTCGATCCTACGACTTGCGAATTAACAGTTCGCCACTCTACCAACTGAGTTACAGCCCATTGTAAATTAAGAAATCATCAACCTAACTACATGGCAACAAGGATCTCCACCCTCATCCCATTCAGCAACTTCTTCTTCACTCATATATTGATACCCACCATCATGGGTATTACAGTAGGGTTCAGTAACCCAACCACGCTCAATTCCATTTGTAAGCCAAACACCAAACTCTTGTTCTTCTATTGATACATCATCATTCATATTATAAGTATACCCTTTAAATACTAACTACGTCAACTGGACCCATACATGATGGGCTAAATTTAATTGCTGCAGATACTGCTGAGACAACTCTGTTCCTTGCATTTTTTTGTTTATCTGTTGCATATAGAACCCCATATGCATACTCTGCACCTGAACCCATAGCCAGGTATGGTACTGTATACTTAGATAGTGACATATCGGCAGAACTGTGTTCATAAATTTCACCACGAACTGCGATTAACAAACCAAGATCTCCGTCTTTAGATGTATCCACCCAAAATTCATTGTAGAATTCTCTTAGTTCTTTAATAAATTTAGTTTGCATAAACTTGTCTGTATCACGAATGTTTGGTGGTGTAGGCTTAAAGTTATATCTAATCCTTTCGCCATCCATTGCGCCAGCATAACCTATTAAATATGGACCAATTTTCCATACTTTGGGTGCGTCTAATGACAGGATTGTGCCATCATCAGATGCACCACGATCCCCTGCCATATAAACCTTACCATCTTGTTTTACCACAGCAATACAAGTCATGAAGAAGCCCCTCCCAAATATATACCTTTAAGTATACCACCGCTTGGGAGGGGCGTCAATAAGACCAAATATGTTTAATTAAACTGTCTTTGATCTTTTTCTGCGTGTTTCTACTGCTGCATCTTGAACTGTGACTGCATTTTTGTCTGTGGTAGAAAATGCTGCATTTATTTCATCTCTTGTAAGTCTGCCGTCATCCATAAATGCACGAGCCAACTTCTCAACTACAACCGCTACTGCACTAAGGCCTGCAACTGTCATTGCTTTTGCTACTGAAATTCCTGCAATCGCTCCCGCACCAATAACTGCAAGGGCATTTGCCGCAAACACTGCAACAATACGCATCAAAATATTCCAAATATTTGTTATGCTATTCATACTATTCCTCCTCCCGATTTCTAATTGGACTGGTTAAAATCCAAAGTGCGGTAGTTGCTACAATTCCATATCCAACTACCGTTTTTGCACTACCATCTAATACAACCCAGGCAATAAACATTCCAAGAAGAGTCCATGCCTGATCAATCAGATCTTTTATTATATTTTTTATTACTTTTACCACTTTCTTCCTCCTCTTGAACCTGGTGAATTAGCACCAGATGCGCCACCACCACCAGAACTTCCTCCACCTGTACTACCACCTGTAGCACCTCCTGCTGCCACTGCTGCTGCATTAATTGCTGCACCTGCTGCTACAACTGTAGCCACAACCATTTCTGTTGCTTCTTCTCTTTCTGCTTCTGTCATATCAGCACCAATACTTCCAAGTGCTGCAAGTGCTGCTCCAGGATCTGTAAATGCTGCCTGGAGCAATGCACCTGGATCCTGAACCAATTCAATATTTGCTGCAACTGCAGCAGTAATTATTAGAGCATTTCCATTTTCATCTGTACGAAGTTCAACTGGTGTTGATGGTGGAAGGTCTGCAAATGAAACTCCAGATTCTTTTATTTCTGCTGCAGATAATGATTGTCCAGGCTTAAGATCTTCTAGTAATGCTTCAACAACAACTTCTTTTTGTTCTTCAGTTAATTCTTTGCCATCTTTTGCATCTTCAAGTATTTCTTTTAATTCTTCTTCTTTTTCTTGTGCTGCTTCTTCTTCAGCCTTTGCCTCTTCTAATTCTTTTTCTTTGGCTTCTGCTTCTTCTTTGGCTTTTTCTTCTGCTTCTCTAGCAGCCTCTGCTTCCGCTTCTAATCTATCTGCTTCTGCCTTGGCCTCTTCCTCAGCCTGTCTAGCATCTTCTGCTTCAGCCTCTAATCTCTCAGCCTCTGCTTTAGCCTCTGCCTCTGCCTTGGCTTCTGCTTCGGCTTGTGCTTGTGCTGCTGCTGCTTCTGCAGCAATTCTATCTGCTTCAGCCTTTTGTGCTTCCGCTTCTGCTTGTGCTGCAGCCTGTTCTGCTGCTATACGATCTGC